GTGTTACACCAAGAGCATCAATCAGTTCTCCTGTTGATCTTGATGGAAGTTTTGTGTCACTACCAAGGCTCGCCTGGAGATTGGCTTTCACTTTGGCTTTCACCACTTCGCCACCTGCTTCCAGGACCTTGGGGATGATTTCATCGGTCTTTTCAGCTAGGGCAGATACCTTTAACAAGAAAGCTTCTGGCATTTTGTAGGTCCCACGAGCCATGAAATCACCTCCTAGTCCTTCGTGGCTTCTAACTTTTCTGCTGCTACTTCTAAGTAAAATCCCATAATAACCTCAACGCTTAGGATCCGGTACTCACCGGTGTCACAGCGAATGAGCATACCAGGTTCAATCACCACATTAGGAGTCCTTCTAAACTGAAAGGTGGCACTTGCTTTGGTGTAGGCGGCCATATTGGCCCACTTCCTTGAGCCATGCCTTTCATCCCTGTACGCACGAACACTGGCGATAATTTCTTCTCCCTTAGAAGAGAATCCTTCATCGTCCTTGATGGGAATCGTATCGATGATGTCGATTCGGGTGTTCATCTTCCCAAAGCTCATACCCTTCACCTGCCTTTACTGCCTTCTCCTCATAACCATGACTGCGATCCTTTCGTCTGCCTTTTCGGTAGCATCTTTTCTGACGTTTCCTTCTTTTCTTCACCCATAGTCGTTTCATCAGACCTCCCACTCCTTTCCCATGCGTAGAAGTAGATGTACTGTCTTCCACACCTGTTCTGAAGCACTGACATTGTCATTAAAAAAGCCACCGGTGGAGCCATCGCGACTCTCATAAAAATGAGAGGCTAGCATGATGACCCCTTGCTCGGTAGCCGGTGACATGGTGTTTTCTTTATAGAAGTTCGCACCTAGATGCTGATAACCTTCGGCATAGCTAATGGCGGCAGCAATCAAACCTTCCAGTAAGGCATCATCCTCATTATGGGTTACAATGAGATTTGCTTTTACCTTCTCAAGAAGCGCCATCTACCATCACTCGCTTTCCATAAGGCCAGCGGCTTTTAGCTTAGCAAGTAAGGCATTGAAATCTGCAACCAGGTCCGCCACATCCACAGCGGTGCTGTCTGCTTGAACAGCTGCAGGTTTCAGTTCCGTCCCATCAAAGGTGACTTTTCCTTCTGCAGTTACAGCAAGCTCTCCACCAATTACGGTCTTATCGCCACCCTGCTCAGTATAGTTTTTCGTGTTATATCCCATGGTTTTCCCTCCTTATCAAAGTGAAAGGAAGGCAGTAACTAGGACCACCTTCCTATTAGATTACTTAGGCCTTTTGCTGAAGCACCTTGATGGCTTCAGGAAGGATCAGCTTCGCATCCAGTCTCTGGGATGCAAGGAAACCCACCTGACCACTTGCTGCATAGAGTTCGTTCAGACGCTTGAAGGTTCTACCCTGACGATCAGCAATCCAGTAGTACTTGAAGTCTCCGAAGAGAATGGTCTTCTCCCCCGCTGCAGCTGTTGGCATGTACTGAGAAGTTGCCACTGGACGATTGAGAATCGTATCCGGTGTGCCCGCCTGAACAGATGGCTGCCACAGGTACTGACCCTGACCATCTTTCAGCTTTCTGATGGCCTTGATGGTTGCATCGTTCACAAGGAATGTCGCATTCTTTCTGTAGGCCGACTTCAAGCTGTGGTAAAGGTCCAGCACTTCATCAATGGTGATGGCTGTCGCACTTGCTGCGGTCACACCGAGGCTTGCTCCACCGGTTGTATGAAGAAGACCTGTAGGTTTGCTGCTTCCGTTTCCAGTGAGGAATGCTTCCTCTTCAGCTGCTCCGATTCTTCTTGCAAACTCAGCTGCAATGTAGGCTTCAAGGTCGAAGTAGCTGTCATTAAGAAGCTCGTCAGAAACCTTCAGCATGGTACCAAGTTTGTAGGCCGACAAGGTCACCTGAGTGAACGCATCGTCGCTTTCAGTGAAGGCGGCTTCCTCGTCCATCCATGTAGCGGATCCATGACTCGCCACCACAGGAATCTTTCTATCCCCGTAGCTGGTCGTAATCACGTTGCACAGATTTCTAAGAAGGTTCGCCTCTTGAAGTGCCTGAATCAGCTGGTTCTCATACTCATCCGGTACAAGGAAGCCACCTTCTGAATCGGTACCGATTTGAAGCGCATTGTGAACAGCAGGGTTCATCTTGTTTCTCATAGCACCCCAAAAGGCACTCTTATAGGCATCGGATGCTCTACCAGTTTTCTCTTCGGTCATCTTCTCAGGTCTTGATGCAAGAGGTTTGCTAAGGGCAGCTGAAAGTTCCCTATCCATCATCTCCTGACGCTCAAGACGCTCGATTTCCTTTCCAAGGTTGACCACTTCATCTTCCATCTTTTCATAGACGGCATTGTCCTCAGGTTTGATCAGACCATTCTCCTGACGATGTTCATCCAGGAAGCCTTTAGCCTGTTCCCAAACCTTGGCACGTTTCTCTCTTAGTTCTTGAATTTTACTCATATTCATTACCTCCAATTTTTAATCAGCTCCAGCCGTCTTTCCAGCTGGGCAGTAGGGATCTGGTTTACTGAATGGGCAGGATCCTTCAAATCGTCTTCACCTTGTGTTTCAGGATCTTGACTCTTCTCCGGCTCCTTAGCTTTGCCCTCATCATCATGTGCTTTTAGATATTTCATCCTCGCCTGAATACCAGGGAGTTTGTTCCTTAGAGCATTCGTCACTGTCATCTGGTCAAAGATAAAACCACCGGAACCTTCATCTACCACCTCTGATTCATAAAGAATCTTGTCGGCAAATTTTAGCTCGATGGCTTTGTGGGCACTCATCCAGGTTTCAGCGTCCATCATGTGTGAGATTTTCGCTCTGGAAAGTCCCGTCTTTGTCTGATAAGCATTGATAATGCTCTCCTTCACTTCACTGAGGAGATTAATCCCCACCTGCAGATCCGCCACCTCACCAGCAATAAGCATGGCGGGGTTATGGATCATGAGCACTGACAGGGGAGAAACACACACCTCATCTCCCGCCATAGCAATGACAGAAGCAGCACTGGCTGCCAGCCCATCAATATGGACACTGACCTTGCCGGGATATTCCTTAAGCATGTTGTAAATCTGCGCTGCTGCGAAGGTGTCACCACCTGGTGAGTGTATCTTTACAACAATGTCATCCGTCTCCGGCCCACTGGCATAAAGCTCTGTCTTAAATTGTTTAGGGGTGATGTCATCATCAAACCAAGAGGACTCAGCAATGTACCCTTCAAGATGCAGAGTTCTTACCATAGGCTCCTCGGCTTCATTCACCACCCAACGCCAAAATTTATCCATCTAATCGACCTCCTTTTTCCCATAAAAAATGCACTCCTCATTAAGAGAAATGCTGTTGATACTTAAATTTAACTTTGTAGTTGTCCACAGAAATGGCCTTATATATACACTACTCATCAGGACCATCACCGCCAGACTCATCCAGGGCTTTCTTTGCATAAGCCCCGGCCATCTCTAGAGGCAGCATGTTGCCATTCACCAGATACAAATCACCACCGTCTTCTTCCGAGATTGGATCCATGTTCTCCATCCTTCTTACATCATTGACGGAGAAGAATCCGTTCTGAATACCGATGGCGTAACCATCCATCCTGGATTTATAATCCCCTCGCATCAGTGCCGATGCATTGAAGGACACGAAGCACTGACCTTTCTCTTTTTCTAGAAAGAGCTTCTTGTTCATGGCCTGCTCTATTCGAACCAGCCAAGGCCGGATGGTATGGACCACAAAGCTGATGGACTGGTTCTCAATGTTACTGAATGAACTCTTGCTGAGATCCGCCACCATATGGGGAGGCACCTGAAAGATTCTACAGATTTCCTCTATCTGAAACTTCCTGGTCTCAAGAAACTGCGCATCGGAGTTTGGCATGCTGATGGCTTGATACTGAAGACCATCTTCAAGAACTGCCACCTTATTGCTATTTCCACTTCCTCCATAGGCCGCCTGCCAAGCATCTCTCACCTTTGTAGGATCCTTGATGGTTCCTGAAGTTGAAAGAATACCACTTGGTGTAGCGTTATTGGCAAAGAATCTACCGCCATATTCTTCAGCGGCTATGTTCAGTCCGATGGCATTTTTCGCAAGGGCCACTGGTGAATAACCCATGACACCGTCAAAGCCAAGACCCGGTACATGAAGCACATCTTCCGGTCCTAAATAATGGGTGGTGGTGTCCTTCCTGTAAGCATAGTAAAGATTGCCATTCTTATCTCTGTCCACCGTCATCTTGTCGGGAAGCAGAGGATACAGATGCACCACCTCTCCTTTACCATTTCGAATGATCTGACAGTAGGCATTCCCCCAAAGAAGAAGGTGAGTCATCATGGTCTCCCTCAGAGTAAAAGACGTCATCTCCGGATTCGGTTCATCATGCAAAATCCTATACAGTGGATGGGTGTACATCTTTTCTTTACCGTCCCCTTTGTACTGATACGTATGAAGAGGTAAAGATGCCACCGTCTCTGCAATAATTCTCACGCAGGCGAAGACTGCTGTTGTCTGCATGGAGCTTCGCTCATTGACTATTTTCCCAGAGACACTTTGCCCCATATAAAAGTTCGGAGCGCTGCTAACACTGTCTGTGGGTTCTGCCCTGGCTTTAAAGAGCCATTTAAAAAAGTTCGCCATAATTGTTGTTCACCCCCTTCTATCCTAAAATGATCATGTCCCGTTCATCATAGATAGAGCCTTCATCATCCGGTGGATTTACCGTAGCTCTGGCAAGACCCATGATTAAAGCCACGATACCATCGATCTTTTCTGATGATTTTTCCTTGTCCACCTTAATGTTTCCTGCAGGGTCCGTTCTGACCACAATGTTATCTGCCATCCACCGAAGAACGGGATGTCCTCCATGGGCTATCTGCTTGCTTAAAGTAAGCCGCATCAAGTCCTTTGTAGGTGGAGACATATCCTTAAAGCCCTGACCAAATGGCACCACGGTAAATCCCATTCCTTCTAGGTTCTGACTCATCTGTGTGGCACCCCATCTGTCATAGACAATTTCTCTGATGTTGTACATCTCACCAAGTCGCTCGATGAACTTTTCTATAAATCCATAGTGGACCACGTTTCCTTCTGTGAGATTAAGTAGTCCCTGCCTATGCCAGATGTCATAGGGAACGCTGTCTCTTTTCACCCGCTGATGAAGGGTTTCTTCTGGTAACCAAAAGTATGGGAGCACCTGAAACTTATCTCCCTCTTCTAAGGGTGGAAACACGAGTACAAAAGCTGTAATGTCACTGGTAGATGACAGGTCCAGACCTCCGTAGCAGACTCGTCCTTTCAGCTCTTCCGGGTCTACAGGATAATTACAAAGGTCCCACTTATCCATGGGCATCCATTTGATTTCCTGCTTTAACCACATGTTCAGCCTTAGTTGTTTAAACAAGGCGAGATCTGCCGGATCGTCTTTAACTTGATTGTAATGCTCCCTGACTCTCTCTATAGAAATGGTATGGCCAAGACTTGGGTTGGCTTTATACCAGTTGTTTTCATCTTCAATATCCGCATCGTCCTCTAAGCCATAGATAATAGCGAGGAATGTCGGATCTATTCTCTTTCCTTCCAGTATGTCTTTTGCCTTTTGATGCATCTCCCAGCCATAGCCAGAGAGTTGATTTCCTGCGGTGGTGAGGTATAAAAAGAGCGGTTGGGTTCTGGCATCTCCTGAACCGGTAGTCAGCATCTTGGCAAGATCCGGATTCGGATAGGTCCAAATCTCATCAAGGATAACGCAGGAAGCATTGATCCCGGATTTTGATTTAACATCGGAACTAAGTACCTGATAGAAGCTTCCTGTCTTTGGATAGACGATTCGCTTGGTGGACCTTACCAGATTGGTCACTTTTGATAGGGTTGAATTCCCTTCAACAAAATTCATACTGGTGTTAAAAATGATGCTGGCCTGTTGTCTGTCACAGGCGGCTACATAAACCTCTGCATTAGGTTCTCCATCAGCAAGAAGCATGTAAAGGGCTATGGCTGCGCCAAGCTCCGACTTACCATTTTTCTTACCAATCTCCACATAGGCGGTTCGGTACTGACGGGTACCATCTTCCCTCAAGGTTCCAAAAAGTCGCCTTACCAAATCCTTCTCCCAGGGAAGTAACTTAAAAGGCTGACCGGCCCATCTGCCTTTGGTCAGCTTCAGTTGTTCGATAAAATTTATGGCGTGGTTCGCATGAGCTTCACTAAATGGCATAGGCGTCTCCTCCTTTCAAATTAGTCGTCCTTACTCTTTTTCAGAATATCCTCCGCCTTTGGTACATTTGAAAGTAGCTCCTCCATGGCATCTCCCTCGATGGTGTTACCACTGTTATTGATGTTGAGTCTACTTCTGGCTGATGGGCTTAGCCCAAGCTCTGAAC